ACCAATGACACTTCACGGCTGGATTGCAATTAACAAGCACGGAGTTATCCTGAGCAGTTTTCGTGAGGATCAGGCAGAGGCTGACATAGCCGCTCGTCAGACGCTGCGCCTAATTGGCGGTGCGCCGCTATTAGAGGGCTACCACCTAGTGCAGGCCACGCTTTTTATTTATGACGAAAAGGAGAAAACATGATGGAATTAAGGAAATATCAAAAGGAAGCCGTCGAGGCAGTGTATCACCACCTCCACACACGCAACGACAACCCGTGCGTAGTTATTCCCACCGCTGGCGGTAAGACACCAGTGATGGCAACAATTTGCAAAGACGCAGTGACACAACGCCAACAACGTGTCATCATTGTGGCCCACGTTAAAGAACTACTCCAACAATCAGCAGCCACATTCAGTAGCATCTGTCCAGAAGTGCCTTTTGGCATCTATTCTGCTGGGTTGAACCGCCGGGACCGGAACGAGCCGGTCATCATTGCCGGAATTCATTCAATCTATCAGCGAGCGGAAACGTTAGGGGCCTTCGATCTGGTATTAGTTGATGAAGCCCACACCATTCCGCTCGAAGGCGAAGGGATGTATCGGACATTCCTCGCTAATGCTAAAGCGCTTAATCCGAACCTGCGAGTTGTCGGGTTCACAGCCACCCCCTATCGAACGACCGCTGGTCCAATCTGCCGCCCGGACGGGATTCTAAATCACGTCTGTTTTGAAATTAGTGTGAAAAGTTTAATCGAGCAAGGGTTTCTCTGTCCACTCATATCCAAAGGCGGGAAAGTTAAGGCAGACACGAGCACACTCCATGTCCGCAACGGCGAATTCGTCGCTGAGGAAGCTGAAAAACTAATGAACGACACACATCTCGTGTATTCCGCCTGTGCTGAGATCGTCTCGCACACGCAAAACAGGAAGGCTGCTCTCATTTTTGCTAGTGGTATTGAGCACGGCTTGCATGTCACAAACATTCTCCGCAACAAATATGGTGTTGACTGCGAATTTGTTTGCGGCACGACGCCAGACAACCAAAGAGATGAAATAATTGAAAGATTCAAAACCGGACAACTTAAATATCTCTGTAACGTCAACGTACTGACCACCGGCTTCGATGCGCCGCATATCGACTGCATTGCACTGCTGCGCCCTACGCTTTCGCCGGGCTTATACTACCAAATGTGCCTCGACCTGGAAACGGAGATACTTACGCCTAGCGGTTGGGCGAGGTGTGAGGATATTCGTGAAGGCGACCTAGTGGGGGCATTCGACCTAGAGACTGGCCATATCCGGTGGTGCGTAGCTGAGGAGAAAATCCACCGCCAGCTAGCGCACTGGGAAAAGATGTACGGCGTGTCAGCACCTCATCTGGATATTCGTGTCACGCACCTGCACACGATGATCTATCGAGGGCGGTCACGCACGTCACGACGCTGGAAAAAACGCACGGCGGCTAGATTGTCGCAGTTCAGCGATTCTTTCCATATTCCGGTCGCTGGTTGTGGAGAAGGATGTGGTGTGCCGCTATCAAATGACGAACTACGCTTCATTGGCTGGATGCTCACTGATGGTTACGTGCATAAGCGTAGTAAAAAAGCAATTATCACGCAATCGAGCAAAAGTCCGTGGCTACGGCATATAAGGGCTATGCTCCGAGGCTGCGGCTTCGGCTATCGTGTGTATCGACAGCGCAGGAAAGGCCACTTAGCAAAATATCCCGATGCGCTACAATTTGTTGTACCATTCGGACAGCCAAAAGGAAAAAACCGTGCCTTAACCGGCTGGGGAAAATTGGAACGCTATTTGACACGGCCATTGACCGAGACACTAATTAACGCCTCACGGAAGCAACTGCGAGTTTTGCTTAAGGCGATGTATTTAGGCGACGGTATGAAAAAGCGCACATTTCGGACATCGCACACTATAACGTTGTGCCTAGGAATTGACAAAGCCCTAGCCGATGATCTGCAAGCGCTCTTAATTCAGCGAGGTTTTAGAGCCAATATATCTGCAATCCGCCACCGAACTAACTGGCACACCAAAGAGCCGAAGACGCAATACCGTGTGCATATTCGGGAAAAAACTGAATCATCCATTGGTGGCCGTCGATGGGGAACATCATCACTAGTGAAGCGACGCAATCAGCTGAAAGAAGTACCATTCAATCCTAACGAATGGGTTTGGTGCGTTAAGACCAGCCTTGGTACAATCGTCACGAGGCGGAACGGAAAGGTTGCAATAGTCGGGAACTGCGGGCGAGGATTCCGTCTCAGCGAAGGGAAAAAGAACTGCTTAGTGTTAGACTTCGGACGCAACGTGGAACGACACGGGCCAGTGGACGAGATTTCCTCTCCTCCAATCGGTGATGAAGCCGACCCAGATGAGGAAAAGAACAAAGGGCCAAGGGCTAAAGAATGCCCACAATGCATGACGCTAATGGCGCCACACTGCTCTCATTGTCCAGACTGTGGCTACGTGTTCCCTTCTCAAAACAAAGTCAAACACAGCGCATTAGCCAGCAATGCGCCAATTCTGTCCACCCAGCGACCACAAGTGACGATAACGGAATATGACGTAAGAGAAGTGTTTTACTACGTACATAAAAAGCGTGGTGCCCCAGACAGTGCGCCACGAACAATGCGTGTGGTCTATCGGGTAGGAGTTTTTGAGACTAAATCCGAATACATTTGCTTTGAGCACACTGGCTATCCACGAACAAAGGCAATAGCATGGTGGACACGGCGATCACAGATGCCAGTGCCACGGACTGCTGCTGAGGCTGTTGAACTGGCCGAGGCCGGCTTCTTGGCACCCACTAAAAAAATTAAAGTGAAAAAGGTTGAAGGCGAAAAATTCGACCAAATTATCGGCCACGAATTGGGCAACATCCCTCCGGCCGACGACAAGAACCTGCCGGCGGAAGCCTTAGAATTCCCATTCGGAGCTAATGCAACAGCAACAGAGGACGAAGTTCCGTGGTGAGGAACCCCTCACCAAAAACAGCCCCATCCCTTGGGGTTGACAACTTTTTTAACCCATCTTTGAGGAGCAAAACATGACAACAAACAAACATCTCGCCGCAGCCCTCCGCTATGCGGAATTAGGGTATCGAGTTTTTCCGTGCGTACCAGGAACAAGCAAGCCGCTCACAGAGCACGGCTTCCACGACGCCTCAACGGACGCCGAACAAATCGAGCGATGGTGGACACGGTATCCACTAGCGAACGTAGCGATCAGCACTGAAGGACTGCTGGTCGTGGATATTGACCCGTCCGAAGAAGGAAAACCTAACCCTTGGCCGAGCGACCCAAACCAAAGCGTTAGCCTTGCCACGGCTGGCGCAGTCTCCGTAACACCAAGAGGGGGGCGACATTACGTCTTTCGTAAGCCATTTGGAAAGACCTGGCGCTGTACTACGAGCAAACTTGCCCCGCACGTCGATACTCGCACGGACGGAGGCTATATCGTCGCACCACCATCGCAGCGACCAGACGGCCAGTACTGTTGGGCACCTGACTTAGAACTCTCTGTTCCGCTGGAACACCTGCCAGAGCCACCAATTTGGCTGGAAGACATGTTAGACCAACTGATTGGCAGCAGAAACAAGTCCAGCGCCAAGGACTTCAATGAGGCCCGACAAGCCGAAACCGGAAGTGAAGCTGGCGGAATCCCTGACGGCCAAAGGAATGACACTCTCTTCAAAATCGCCTGCAATCTCCGCAGGAATGGGTTGACCGAGGATCAGATTGCCGACCTATTGCTGCGGACCAACGAGTTAGCTTGCAAGCCACCATTGGAAGAAAAAGAGGTTCGACGTATCGCCAAGAGCGCTGCTGAATACGAACCGGAAAACGGGTCAAAGACGCCGCAGATTGCACCAGTCTGCCTGAACGATCTAGTCGCCCGTTACCCCGATCTACGCCCGCCGGTTATTCATGGACTGCTGCGCCAAGGCGAGACGATGAACATTATCTCTGCACCCAAAATCGGTAAGTCGTGGCTCGTCACCGACTTAGCTTTAGCTGTCGCCACGGGGCGCCAATGGCTTGACACGTTTTTGTGTGAACAGGGAAACGTGCTGATTATTGACAACGAATTGCACGGCGAAACTTCTGCTCATCGTATTCCGATGGTTGCAAAGTTCCGACATATTGATCTTGGTGAAGTCGGTGATCGTGTTTTTGTTCAAAACCTCCGGGGTCATTGGCACGATATATTTTCACTAGGTTCGTATTTTTCGTCCCTCGAACCTAACAAATTCAAAGTTGTCATCCTTGACGCCATGTACCGCTTTATGCCGAAGGAAATGGATGAGAACGATAACGGAACAATGGCAAACATCTACAACGCTATTGACCGTTATGCCGACAAGTTGGGTTGCTGCTTCGTGATTATCCACCACACGTCGAAAGGCAATCAGTCAGGCAAATCTGTCACAGACGTTGGCGCCGGCGCAGGTGCTCAATCACGAGCCACTGACACGCACCTGGTCCTGCGTCCGCATGAGAACGACGATGCGGTTGTGCTGGAAGCAGCCGTGCGTTCCTGGCCGCCACTAATGCCAAGGTGCCTGCGCTGGTCATTCCCAGTATGGACGCCAGCGGACGACCTCGACCCAGCAGCGTTGCGTATAGAACGGCCAAGGAGGCGGAAGGTCGAGCAGGAGCCGACTGAGCCGGAGTGGAGTCCTGAAAGCTTCACGAGAGCGTTTATCCAACAAGAGCCGAAAGTATTGGAAGCTATACTCGTTGAAGCCAATAGGATGGGTATTAAAGACCACACGTGTCGGACGCTGCTGCGAAAGGCTGAGTCTATCAAACTAGTGTACAGCTGGAAAATGGGCCGAGGGCGCATAGGCTATGCCACGGAACCACCACCCGAAGAGCCAGCGGCAGGAGACACGCCATCGAAGCGGGAGCAAGTGAAAGCAATGATTCGCAAATTCCCCACAGCAAGCCTAGCGGAGATCGCCAGGCAATGCGGAGTGTCGGACCGATACGTCCGAAAGATCTGCAACCAATTAAAAGAAGAGGCAGAGTGACACCAATCGTACACCTGCCGAACACTTATTAAATACTCATTAAATACTCATCATACGCCTTACCGAACGGCTGCCGGAAAACCGCTCAGCAGCCATTCGGAACAAAAAGACGAGGCGAGCGGAACTGTTCCGGAACAGTTCCGAATTTGTTCCGGAACACTCCGGAACAACCAAAACCGTTCCGCAAGCTGTCTGTGCCATAAATTGTTACACCACAGGGGTTTATGGCAAAAAAGCAGCAAACGGAACAGTTCCGGAACAAAGCGGAACAAAACCGGAACAGTTCCGCAAGTTGTTCCGCTCAGTAAGTTGCTGCCAAATAAGCCTTTGCGACAAAAACGGAACAAAAAATGCTCCGGAACAAAAAAAAGATTTTTGATGTAACAAAAGCGGAACTGTTCCGGAAGTTGTTCCGCAGCTTGTTCCACAACGTAATTTGTTGTCTGTCAAAGAGTTACAACCAAAACAGTACAAGTGTACACCGGAACACTGTTCCGCAGTTGTTCCGCTCAGCAAGTTATTGTGGCGCAAGAAGTTGCGGCAAAAACGGAACAAAAATCGCTCCGGCACAAAAAAAAATCCCCCCATACCCCCCGTGCGTGCAGGCGGCCAAAAGGCCGCCGCCCGCACGCATGCCGCCGACCTTTTTTGGCCCCCTTGTTGTTCCGGCGGCTGTTCCGCTAAGGCGTACCGACAGACAGAAAAAAAATGCCGGTGCTGGCGACTCTGCTTATGCCAATCCTAAAACATGGCCGCAAACCAAAATAAAACCCCCGCCCGGCGTTTTGGCTAGTCAAGTCGATGGATTAGTCATGTTTTTAGTTTGCTTGGCTTTGAGAGGCGTTTAATCACATTTCTGGCGATACGTCGCAACAGGTGTGCGAAAAAACGCACACTCTTGGCAGAAAAATTGTGTGTGTTTGTACGCACACACCCCCTTATACCCCCGCAGGGTGCGAGAGCAACCCTGTGGGGGCGGGTATATTTTGCGTGCATACCCCCTAGCTGGCCAGCTAAGAGAGCGAGACAAGACAAACCTGGCAAACTTGATAAACTTGGTAATCTTTCCCCTGATGCCACACGCTCTGCCTAATAGAGAAAGGTAAGTTGATGCTAAGTTGTCGAACAGTCACCGAACAGTTGACGAACAGTCACTGAACAGTTGGCGAACACCAACAGAGCACCCGCCGAACACTCATGTCCAACCCCGACATGGCCCCAAAATGAATAAAACCGCTCCTGTGGCGTTTTGATTGGTTAAGACGGTGGATTGGTCAAGTTTTTAACGTTCGTGGCTTTAAGGGGCATTTAATCACGATTCCGGCCCCGTGGCGGGGACAAGTGGTTCCGTTGTGACACCGACTTGCCGAACACTAACCGAACAGTTGCCGAACGCCAAGCGAATACCAACCGAACACTAAGCGAGCAGTTAGCAAAACAGTTGATAAAATCGCTTGTAATGTGTTTGGCTGATTAAGTCGATAAATCAGTCATGTTTTTTGTTTGTGTGGCTTTAAGGGGCGTTTAATCACATCTCTAGCCCCGTGGTGCAGATAGGTAGGAGTGACCGTGCGGCGAATGGTTCCGTTTTGTGACGACCGTGGCCACGTAGTGCCGTGGGGCTATGTGTTCCTAACTGATGGTCTGACCGTGGACGCTGTGGCGGAACTGTTCCGGCGGGCGTGGGGGCGGCAAGTGGCTATTGGTGCGATGCGACCAGATCAGGCTAGGGGCGCAGCGTGTGGCAGAGGGGAACTTCTTCTGGACAGGTTAGAAAAATGTTTGCAGTGAAAGCCTGACGGCTTGAAAAAGATTAACCTTTCCCAATAATGTCATTCAGATGATCTTTGGGAGGACCAATATGCCACGGAAAGAATATGACCCGCTCGCCTTAATCCCTTCACCTGAAGCCATCCGCCAGCGGCTTTCGCAAACCCTAGTATTGGCCGAAAAGCTACGTATCCTGCTTGAAGTGGCTGAGCGCCTGCGGCTGGTTGACACTGCCACCTATAAAGAAAATGCGGGCGCATGTTCGCAAAACCATACAACAGCGCCCCGTTAAATTTCATGCGTGAAAGCGTGGCGAAGTGACAAAAAATTTTGAAAAATTTTGCTTCCGTTATTGACACATTGACACCAATTTGGTATAGATATGTTAGGCGGTGCTTTGCCTGGTGAATTCAAAAGGAGCTGTCTTATGGCAAAGACAAGTTTTGTTAGGACGAACGACGGCAGGTATCTGGTGCAAATCGAGGATGCGGAACTCTTTCCACGCTGGGGCTTTGCTCTCTGTGACGATGAATTGTCATGGGAAGGTGGTTTTGGCGCATGTCGAAGCTGGGAGTTGGTGGAACCAGAAGAAGTGCCGCTGGCAGTTCGCCAAGAATTGCAATATGTGATCGACGATTATGAGTAGGCAGGGATGCCGCTAGGGGCAGGGAGGCCCTTATTTTTCTTTTTGGTTAAACCTTAAAACAACTTAGAAGCATTCTGTGGCCAAATTTGAATTTGAAAAAACAAAGACTGGTGAGTATCTCCTCAAGGTGGAGGACGCTGCTCGCTGGCCGCTTCGTGGTTTCGCCCTTTTTGATGGAGAAACATATTGGTCGCCGCTGACGTATGACATTAGTGGCTTGAGCTGGAAGGTTGTTGAGCCAAGCGAAGTGCCCAAGTCTGTAAAAATTAAACTGATGCGTACTAAATAAACTGGAGTAGTCATAGGGGCAGGGAGGCCCTTGGTAGCCTTTCTCGCTTTAGTGAGGTTGCTATGGCAGATCATTACCCACGTGATACCCAAGGCCGAATCGTGGTAGGTATCTATCCACCAGAGAAAAACTTCTGGCATCGCACGAGCTGGTCCGCCCACGTCTGGGGCTACGCCGAGCTGATCACGGTAAAGGGGGCCTCCGCTGAGGAGGCCGCCCGGCAGGCAGTCGAGCGGCTAGGCTCCGACTTAGCTTGGGATGGTGAGGGCGAGAATCCGCTCGGTTGGCCACGGGCGGAGTGGTGAAAGGAAGTTAACATGGCTTCGTGGTATGAGTTCGTTAGAACTGATCAAGGTCGGTATTTTTTACAAGTATTTGATATTCGCCGCTGGCCTCGACACGGCTTTGCCCTTTACGACGGTGAAAGGTTCTGGCCGGGAGGTCGAGGAGTAGCAGAGAATTGGAAGACCGTAGAATCCTTAGACGTTCCTGAATCCGTAAGGATGGGATTGAGACTGCCTACAGATAAGTATGGCTGGGTTAAGACGGCGTTAGGACAGTATATGGTGACGATTAGGAGTTGGTCTTGTTATCCAAGAAGTGGATATGCTCTCTTTGACGGAAAGCGAATGTATCCGGGTGGATATGGCCTTTCTGTCAGTTGGGAAGTAGTGCCGCCGGAGGAGGTGCCTGAATCCGTTAGGAAAGAATTTGAGTTAGCGTGCGAGAGATTAGGTTTTTAATGGGCCGGGCCGCTGAGAGGCAGGGAAGCTTCTTGGCGGCCTTTTTCTTGGAGCAAAAAAAAAGGAGTATCCTTATGGCTGTTTTTCTCAACCGATTTTTGGAGTGCGTATGGTTGACGACGGCGAGCGAGTCGTTTTGGAGCTGTACGCCCCTGTGGCGAATGGTAGCCGGTGGCAAAAATTCACAGTTTTTCCGGAATGTGTTCTTCCTCATCTAACCCAAGCAAGTTTCACTGGCTGGGCCTTCTCTGAGTGTGAAGAAGCTGTGGATGCGGAAAAGGAAAAGACAATCTCTGCCGATGACGTGCCGGAAGAGATTCGTCGGGATTTTGAGGTGTGCAATGAGAGCGAGTGAAAAGGAGAATCCCATGTTCGAGAATGTAGTGCAAACTGATTCAGGCAGGTATTTAGTGCAGGTGTGCGATTTAGACGAGCCAACTATGAAATGCACGCTTAAGCAGTCTGAGGTTAATGCGATAAAACGCTACTTGCTGAGTAAGGTAGCCATGTGTTTAGACGCCGAGGCCGACTGCCGAAAAATGGACCCGCTTGGCGGCGATCTTGCTATTCGTGACGAACTTCGGGATTGGCAGCAGAAACGAGAGACAATTGAAATGCTCCTTGGCCAGCTGCCGATGCCGGTGCGAAAGAAAGCTGCAAAAGCTGCGGCTAAGGCAAACAAAGCTCCGGCAAAGGCTAAGGTGAGCCACAAGCGTGCTAAGCCAACGCCGGAGGCGAGGGAGACACTCGCAAAGATTCTCATCAAACGACCGAAATCTTCTTAAACTATGCCAGCAAAAAAACATATCCCGCCAGAGCAGCGGGAACGAATTAAAAAACTTGCTAGCCTTGGCCTGAGCGACACAGAAATTGCTCTTGTGGAGGGGCTAAGTCGCCGCACTATGGAAACACGGTGTAGGGACGAATTAGTTCAAGGCAGGATAGAGTTAAAAATGCGGCTCCATCGGATTCAATGGACGCTCGCTGAAAGAAGTGCAACAATGGCTATCTTTCTTGGTAAGCAATACTTGGGCCAGAAAGATGTACCAGTTCCGCCAGAACAGAAGGGGACCATAATAGAATATGTTCAGAACGTTATAGTGACCACTAAGCAGGCTAACATGCCTGCTGTTGAAGACAAAGCTAGCGCTTCGCTGCAAGCGCTACCGCCGGCTAGTGAGCAGATTATAGAGCCGGCTGTTGAAAACGAGGTTGTGTGTAATGGTAACCAAGGTTAAGCCGGAGAAGGTTCAGAAAAATCTTCAGGTCTTAGACTATCAGGCTCAGTTCGCTACTAGTCAAGCACGCTTAATTGCGCTCATCGGCGGTCGTGGCAGTGGGAAAAGTTGGGCGGGCTGTTATCGTATTCTGCTGAAAGCTTCTGCTGAACCCGGCAACTACTGCGTCGTGGCGCCAACTTACACGATGCTAGAAGACATCGACTGGCGGCAGGCGAGAGAGGTTGCAGAATTGTTGCACCAGCACTGGGTTTTCTCGCCAGGGCGCATGACAGCTGAACTCGCCGGGCGCTCGACGATTCTGTTCCGCTCTGCCGACCGCCCAGACCGCCTCCGTGGCTTGAACCTTCACGGTCTCTGGATCGACGAGGCAGCGCAGATTGACGAGGAGGCTTGGCGTGTGGCACGTCTCGCCGTCCGGTCTGGTTCAAACCCTTGGATTGCCGTGACGACGACGCCGAAAGGTACAAGACATTGGACCTATCAGGTGTTTGGAAAACTCGATCCCGCCGTGCATGTAATTCGTGCCACGACATCGCAGAATCAGTTCCTAGACGTAACTGTTCGTGACCGACTCACGCAGGAAATCACTGGCCTCTGGGCAAAGCAAGAGCTGGAAGCGCAGTGGATTGACCAAGAGGGCGCAGAGTGGCCGAGCGAGTATTGGGGCGATTGGCTAATGGTGCCACCAGCTTCGCTGCCAATTGATCGCATGCAGTGCCGTGTAATCGCCGTTGATCCGTCGCTTGGAAAAGAACGTGGCGATTACTCCGCTATAGTGGCGCTTGGCGTGGCCGACAGCCTGCTTTGGGTCGAGGCGGACTTGGCACGAAGGACGCCGGACCAGATTCTGCGAGATACGCTCGTACTCGCCGACCGCTGGCGCCCGCATGCGATAGGAATTGAATCCGTTGCGTTCCAGAATGTGCTGTGCGCTGAGTTAAACCGCTTAGGCGGCTGTCGATGGTCGATTTACGAAATCCTGCCTGATGGAGCAAAAGATGTTAGAATTCGTCGGCTCACGCCTTTTATCACACGGCGGGAATTTCGTATCGCAGACACGGCCGGTGGCCGGCTACTCGAACAGCAGCTGAGAACTTGGCCACTAGGCGACCACGACGATGGCCCAGACGCACTCGAAATGGCGATGCGGTTGTTTGCTGAGTTGCGTTAAAAACAGTTAAAAGGTTGTATTATGGAACAAGAGTCAGTGGAGCGTTTGTTGTCGTCTCAGCAAGCAGCGCAACTCATTGGTTGTTCAGCGTCCTCCGTGCGTCGTGCAGCTAAGCGCCTAGGATTGGCTCGCTTGGGAAAATCTAAGTTGGTCGTAATCAGGGAAGGTGATTTGTTTCGGTTGCGTCAAAGCATATATACAGGACCGGGAAACCCTAACTTCTGGCGGCACCGACCAGCGCCGACACGAGCCACGGAGATCACTGGGGAAGTGAATCATGCAGACTAATGACACACAGGACGGTTTTCTTAAAATAATTCGTGAAGCAGTTCATGATTATTTTATTCCACCACATTTAGGCAAGCGAAGCCGTGCGTATCACAGCGAGTCCGAGCATCGTCAGATCGTCGAGGAGATGCGTTGGTATGCACTCAATCATCCATTCGCCGCTGCAGCTCTGGAGGTGCGTGTTAGTTACGTTGTTGGTAGCGGGCACACTTATAACGTCGTGCCGAAAGAGGGGATCGACGTGCCTGAAGCCGAGGTCCAGCGTGTATCAGAATACCTGCGTGAGTGGATGGACGCAGACCGATGGATGCTACGACAGCGGGAAATCCAGTACCAGCTCGACCGTGACGGCGAAGTATTCCTGATTTTCTTCGATACGCCGACCGGCTTAGTGGTGCGTACAATCGACCCTGAGTTCGTGTGTGCGCCGCCAGACGCTCCATGGACAGATTCATTCGGCGTTCGTGTGGATGCAGCTGATCCTGAAACACCTTTAGGTTATTGGATAAATCGTGATGCTACATCGCCTGCGTCAAGCCTATCAAGGCGATCCTTCGAGTTTATCGACGCTGCGAAAATCCAGCACCGAAAAGGTAACGTGCTGCGCACAGAAAAACGTGGCGTGCCGATCCTGTGGCCGTGTCGTGAATCACTCTTGCGCTCATACAAGATTCTGCAATCCATGAGCACGGTGGCAGCTATTCAAGCGAGCGTGGCTGCTATTGTCCGGCGAGCCGCAGGTTCAGTTGCGCCATTCTTCCAGCCGAATGAGCCAGGCGCCGGGAAAGACGCTGAGGGGCGAACTTATCAGCAGCTCCCGCCCGGTTCGATAGTTACACTTCGTCCAGGCGAAGAATGGGATGCGCCGGCGAATCGGATCGACGTGACTAACTTTGCCAGCGCAGTACAGGCTGAACTACGTGCTATTGCGGCACGGCTTTGTATTCCTGAGTACATGTTGTCCGCCGATGCGTCGAATGCTAACTACAGCTCGTCATTAGTTGCCGAGGGGCCAGCAGTTAAGATTTTCGAGCGTGCCCAGTCGGAAATGATTTGGTACGACATTGAGGTGCTCACACGAGCAATTCAATACGCTGAACGCCTTGGCCTAATACCAGCTGGTGTATCGGACAAGGTTAGGATCGAGGCAGAGGCGCCGACACCCCGCAGCCGTGACCGTTTAGCCGAAGCACAGGCTGACCAAATCCTCCTGAGTGCTGGCGTTGTGTCACGGGAAACCGTAGCCGCTCGGCACGGCTTCGACTGGCCACTAGAGCGAAGCAGACTAGAAGCTGAAGGTGGCGTGATTCCTACTGATCTTCCGCAGGGGTTAATCTAATGTTAATTGTAAGACGCCCAGTGCGGCGAACTATTGAATTCATAACGCCGCAAGGGCGAGTAGAGATTCGTGTGCTGTCAGCACAACAGGGTGTCGCTGAGCTTGGCTTCACGATACCAGATGAGTTCCAGTATCTAAAGCGCAGCACGCCTAAGAGAGACAAAAAAGGCGAGGCGAAAAGTGAACGTCCTATCACCGACACATCTGCACCTCCAACTAGCACGTGATAAGCTGCTCAACAGGTTAGACGTAGCATTGCGGCGGGCACTAAAAAAATTTCGCATTCGTATTGCCAAAACGTGGTTACAAACACCGCCGGCATATCGATTCGCTGTGCTTGACGCTTTATGGTCTGAAACGCTAGACGAAATTCTCGACGCACTGGCGCAATGCCTCGCTATTGGCTGGAACATGGCACGTGACGCCTTAATTGAAATCCTGCCAGTGCATACGGCGGAACTAGTCGCTGAAAAAGTTGGCTTAGTGCAACGTGAAGATGAGCTGAGCGAGGCTGCGATACCACCACAGATTCAGATAAGTTACGATCTCCCACGTGGTCGCATTTTTCGAGGGCGTCCATTAAAGAGGCCACGTACAGCCGAGCAGTGGAAGCGATTAGTGGCGCAGTTTGTATTCCCACCACTGAAGCCCAAAGAGTTGCGTGACACTTGGACGAAGCCTGGCACGCTTCAGACGAATACGTTAAAGCATCGCCTATCGTCACGTCTCTGGAGCGACGCCGATAAGGCGGTCATTCAGTCGCAGCTAACTACCGGACTAGCCAAAGGCGAGACTGTTGAAGAGCTAACGAACCGTCTGTCGTCAGCGCTGGATACCGTAGACTGGAAAGCACGGCGTATCGCTCGCACTGAAGCACGCCGAGCCTTAGAGCGTGATAACTTCGAGCGAACAAACGAAGTGCTCGGCGATATGATCGTAGCCTATCGAATTCAAGCCGTGCTTGATGACCGCACACGACCAGCCCATAGGCGGCGTGACGGACGCACCTATCGCCGACAGAAGGATGGTAGTTATAGGTCACGAGCAGGTGAGCTGTTGCCAGAGCTACCTGATGCACCTAATTGCCGCTGCATGGTTGTGCCGATTTTTGCTGATGAATAAAAATTCAAAAATTTTTTGATATTGACAAAAAATTTTGAGTGACTAAACTATAAATATCTAGGCGGGTGAGAAGCTGCCTAGACAGTCATAGGATAGTCTTCGGAGAACCCGTGACAAAAAGTTGCGGGTTCTTTTTTTTATGGCAAACAAACGAGAACATAAGCACGCATTACTCGAATACGTTGCTTCGATTGACACAAGTTCTAAGGTTGATCGAGCTGCAGGCATTATCCGTGATGTGGTAGTAATCAGTTCACAGTCAGAGAATGGGCGGCACTATCCGCCGGATGTTCTTATAGCCGCCGTGCCGCTGTATGAAAACAAGCCGGTTTACATCGACCATCAGCCAGACACTAGTACAGCAGCACGCAGTTATCGCAACAAAATTGGCCGGCTCGTGAATGTTAGGTTTGAACTGGGGAAGGTTCGTGCTGATTTGCTTGTTAACCCAGAACACGAGCTGGCCAACCAATTATTCTGGGATGCAGAAAACAACCCAAGCGCCGTCGGACTGTCGCATGATGCGATTGGCCAGATGGAGATGGCAGAAGACGGCGCTCAAGTTGTTCGCCGCATTGAAAAGGTTCGTTCTGTTGATCTTGTGGCCGAGCCGGCCACGGTCACTTCTTTGTTCGAGGGGAAGCAGATGAAACGAGGTAAGTTCATTGAGCAGGACGGCGAAGAACAGCCGTCAACCGCTGATCCGGTTGAGGCGCTGTATCAGTCGCTAACTCTTGAAACGCTCAAGGAAAAACGTCCTGATCTTTACGATGAACTGCGTAAAGAGGTCGAGTCTGAGGTTAGCTCCGCACTAAGCGAGTTGAAGCAGTCACTAGCTGACCTTCAAGCTCAGCTCGAATCTTATGCAGTCGCTGATCAGGCTGATCAGGAAATGACGGAGGCGAAAATTTTTGCCGCTGTGCCGAAGTCGTTGCGTGATACGATTCGACGCACGAAGAATCGTGAGCAACGAGCTAAGTTAATTGAAGAAGTTAAGTCGCTGTTAGGCAATCGCCAAGACAGTGTGCCGTTCGGCCTGTCGGCTGCGAGCAGCACGCCGTATTATCGCCGAACTGCGGACGAATTCCTTGCACGCCTTAAGGAGATGAAACAGTGAGTGGACAAGTACGATTAGAACGTGGCGATCCTAATATCATTGATCTGCCACGCAACACAGCCGACGAAATTTTCATAGGCGATGTGTTGGTTTGGTCCGGTGGCGTGGTACGACCGGCTTCGACTGTGACCGGCGCCGACCATGCAACAAGGGCGAATACAGTCGGGACGAATTTTGCCGGGATTGCGATGGCATACCGAGCTGCGAATGATCCGGGTCCGGTGCCAGTCGCAACCAACGGCGATTTTGCAATGCCTTTTACGGGAAGTGCACCAGCCTCTGGTACTCTCGTGCGTATTGCCGATAACTCTGGTTCACCGCATCGACAGACGGTGGAATCGACAACGGCGAACACAGCAGCGCTAGGACGTTGCATTACTGCTGGCGGTAATATCGCCCGCATTAGGATTCTGTCGAGAGTTAATGAACGATCAACTACATAAAGCAAAGGGCCTTAACTATGAGTTGGCCATTAGTTCTTACATTGGTTTTTTCTATTGGAGATTTTGGCGATGATTGCCACTACCGATCTTGCGAAAATGTGGTCCGTGGACCAGCTCGCAGCACGACATGCGATAGCGAAGGCGTTTGCGGAACGCCATTTGACGCCGAGCGATTTTCGCCTCCGAGAAATGGCGGAGAACCTTATTTTTGTGAACGGTTCGCCAATCGGCCCGTCCGAGCTGCGGTTACTGGAATCACGGGGCGAATCCGTGCACGTGTTAGAATCATCCGGTGTTATTTCGACGAGCGCATTCCGATTCGTCACCGAACGCATCGTTAATGCGGCCGTACTCGAAGGAGCGCAGGCGCCTGAGCCAGTGGTGTCGAACATCATGCCGGTGCTTGATGGCCGCACACGGCGCACTGAGATTTTGCAACCTACGCTGCCGCTGGAGGAAGGAAAGCAAGCCGCCGATATTCAAGAAGGCCAAGAGTATCCGATTCTTGGTATCTATGGTGAGCGGCTCCGCACTCTGCCGGCACGGAAGAAAGGTTTCCAGATTCCGCTGACACGTGAAGCGGTTCTTGCTGACGATTCAGGGCAGCTAATTCAGACCGCACGTGAAGCAGGGCGTGCCTTAGCTGCGATGAAAGAATCGCTCGTGCTCGACTTTATCGCCGGGAATATCCCGAACTGCGTGTTCGAGACACGAGCTGGCAGTACAACCGAAACAGTATCCAATCTGTTCTTGACGTCTGGTGCGTGGATCAACTCGCAAGTTAATGCGTTGGTCGATTATACGAACGTTGAGACTGCGCTGAAGCTGCTGGCTGGTAACACGCTGACTGCTACGTCGTACTTGGCCGAGGTTAAGCAGCCAGTCCTGATCGTGCCATACCATCTGCGAATGCAGGCTTGGCGTATCCTGAATGGCATTGAAACGAGGTCCGGCACGACGAACGTCGTAATCTCACCGCCTCCGTTCTCGACGCAAGGCGGCTTACAGCAGATCACGTTAGTTGCAAGCATCCAGCTTGTGCAACGTCAAAAGGCCGCTGGCAAGACGGACGTGCAGGCACAAGGTACTTGGTTCCTCGGCGACCTAGCGCAAGCGTTCCGCTACTACCAGCTGTGGCCGATCACTGTAGAA